CTATAAGGCCAAGATCGCCGAGCTTGAAGCAGAGCTGGCAGCCTCAAAGCTTGAAAACGCCGACTATTTACAGCACATACATAACATGCAGCGTGAATACCTTGAAACTATCAAGCGACTTCGTAAGCAACTTAACGGATCCCGTTCTGCCTACCAGCGTATTTTCGACGAGAAGGTTGCACGCTGCGAGTACATCACAACGGAGAAACCAAATGAATAAACGCTTACAAGTATCAGATAAAGACCTGCCGAGAGTTTTGGGTGAGGTGTTACACAACAAAGAGACTCGGCAAGGTAAGACAGCCGCTGGGGATACCTCTTATACCGAAACGGACGCACCTGTCCCCCTAACTCCTGACAATCAAGTGAAGTGGCGTGACTGGGCTGTTGGGGAGTATGGTAAGTTTGAATTTGCAACGGTACTGGCGGACATGGTTCTTGAAGCAGGAATAAGCACAACGATGACTGGAACATTAGCCCAACCTAAGCACTACCTTCTTACCGCAGCTCAATGTAAACTTAATAACGGAGAATAACAATGGCAACAACAGCATTAGATAAAAAGACCTTGCTGGAACGGCACATTGGCAAGTTCATTGACCCAGAGGCTGGTTCGGTGTCAGCTCAACAGTGGAAGCTCAAGCAGACTGCATATGCGTTCGAGGGTGTGGCTATTGGCTACAAGTCGCTGCGTATCAGCCTGCAAAAGATTCTGGTTGATGACGAGGTTGCGAACGGCCTGCCAATCCAGTACCTGGTTGACAAATGTACGCAACTGATAATCGACGGCTACCTGTTTCGGCGAAACCGCGGCGCGAATGAGAAAGTTCCAAGCCAAATCGCTGTCGGAACTATTTCGGCTGGAAACAAAGACCAGATCGAGCTTTTTGATGCTGCCATGTTCGAGGACAAAGGCGGCGTAACCGAAAACGAAATGATCCGCTGGGTAAATACGAATATGATAGTTGAAGGCGTTCAGCCGGAAGACGCGCCGTGTTCAGCGGCATGGGGAATGCTCTTGCACTACCGCGAGACGACGCAAAGGCGAGAGAAGTTTTACGACACAATGGTTCCAAAGTTGGTTTCTAAGGAAGACGCTGAAAAAGGCGGCAAGTTGCAGGACGATGGCAAAACTTCGATTGAACTGTTAGATAAACTTTTAGAAGCATTGGAGTAGATTTTGATTCCAATATCAACATTACTTGACATAAAAAAAGACTACGAAGAACGAGCCGCCGAGATACAGTCTGGGGAGGATTACCCATTTTACGCATGGTGCTGTAAGAACGTGCCGGGCTACAAGACTTTGAAGGGTAATCTTGAATTTCGCAAGAAGGTGCTGGAACGTGCGGCTAACGATCTTGATTACAAGAATGACATTTACGCTATGTGCAGCCGTGATATGCTGTTTACAATCAACACTTTCTATTATACATATAATCCGGAAATAGTAGGCGGTGAATTTGTATTGCCTTTTGTAACTTATCCGTTCCAAGATGTTGTTTTCGATGACATTGAATATTCCATAGAGCGACCAACCGACCAGATTTCAGAAAAGTCAAGAAAGATGGGCGCAAGCTGGATGAATCTGACAGCGTTTACTTGGAAGTGGAACTACGAGCCTCATTCCACTTTCAGGCTGTTAAGCCGAAACGAAAAGTTAGTTGATTTTGCGGAAGATCCTGACTGTATATTCTGGAAGATAGATTTTTTACTGGAAAACCTACCTCTGTGGCTTCAGCCAGAATACAAAAGAGTCAATCTTTTATTCAAAAACGAAGACAACAAGGCGACAATGACGGGCCTTTCGACAACCTCAGATTCAGCCACAGGCGGTCGCTGTACGGCGATGTTGCTCGATGAATTCGCAAAGGTTCCAGACGGTCGCGGGATGCTTAGTTCGACGCGTGACGTAACCAGATGTCGTATTTTCAACTCTACCCACAAAGGAGCTGCAACGGCGTTCTATTCGTTGACGAAAGGTAAGACAAGAAAAGTTATCATTCACTGGTCGGTTCACCCAGAGAGAAACAAAGGGATGTATTATAGCGTTGGCAATGAAATTGTGCGACTAGACGACTGGGCAGGTGTAGTTCAGATGGGAGATGAGGACTTTAATTTCCCTGATGACTATGCGTTCAGGAAGGATGGGAAGCTAAGGTCGCCATATTACGATAACGAATGCGATAGAGCCGAACATCCAAGGGAGATCGCCCAGGAGCTTGATATTGACCCGTTTAGCGCAGACTCTCAGTACTTTGATGCTGCAATGATCGACGAGATCGAGAAAGAACATTGCTGTCATCCATATGACGAAGGGCGGCTTGAATTTGACGCAGACACTTTCGATCCGCTGGAATTTGTGCATGGAGTCAATGGGGAATTGAAACTTTGGACTAACCTTGACAGTGATGGCAAGTTCGAGTATGGGATTGAGGTTGCGGCAGGCTGTGACATTTCAGCCGGAACAGGCGCAAGTAACTCGACAGGAACATTCGTGAATGTCAAGACAGGCGAGAAACTTGCTTCATACGCAAATCCCAATATCCGGCCAGAAGCGTTTGCCGGCTTAATGATTGCGTTGTGTAGATTCTTTAACAGTGCGTTCCTGATTCCCGATGCCAGCGGCCCGACAGGCAGAGTATTTTGTGATGAGATTTTGCGGCTTGGGTACAGGAATATTTATTATCGCAGGAACGAAGAAGGCTTGAACAAGAAAGTATCTGACAGGCCGGGTATATTTCTGAACACGAAAGAGAAGTCGGCATTGCTAGGTTTGTATCATGGCTGCCTGAGACACAAGACGTTCATCCAGCGGGATAGTGTGGCGAATCAGGAGTGTTTGGAGTACATTCACAAGACTGGCAATGAAATCGTACACAGTTCGTCTGCGAATAGCATAGACCCGTCAGGAGCTGGTGACAGTCACGGTGACAGGGTTATAGCAGACGCACTGGCAGCTAAGGGCATTATATTCTTTGGCAAGAAGGTGACTGGTAAGGGCGGTCGCGGCGTGCCTCCGCCAAACAGTTATGCAGGCCGAAAAGCGGCAAGGGAACTTAAACAACGTAAATCGAAAGCGTGGTAAACATGGCCCAAACTGAATCAATGTGGAAAGTTAGAAAGATATGCCAACAGCGAAAGACAAGGCCAACTACGCATTGTATTTGGCTTGACGAAAAAGACAGTCTCGAATGGGCTGAGAAATTCTACAAGATGGATCACTGGGGTACTCGTAAGAAATTTGATGACTGCCCGAATATGACACTGGATTTATTCATTAAGGCTTTAAAAAGCGGAAAGTACACAGAATTGACATTCCGAGGTTTACAAATAATGTGGTTCAGCGATATGACAGATGTGACACCGCTGTAAATAAATAAATAAAATTTAAATTTTTTAGTTGCAAAGTCCGAAATAGTCGGTATATAGGTATAGTAGTAGACAACTTAATACGGGTATGACTGATTCCGGCCAGTTGAAAGTCATAGCAAAATAATCAAAGAGCAATGTAAGTGCTTACATCATTTACGTTGCTCTTTTTTTATGCCCGAAAAGGGACTTTATGGGAAAGAAACTCACCGAGCAAGAAGGAGTCGACTTATCGCAGGCCATAGGCTACGCCCGCGGCAAAGGGAAAATCCACCGAACAAATCGGCTCAAGCTGATGAAAGAAGCGGTTGGCTTTCATTATTCTGAAACTGGCTCAGAGGATAAAGTCCCGATCAATATGATCGAGCTTGCCCTAAATATCTACCTCCAAAGACTTGTCGCACAAAATCCGCAGGTCGCAATCACCACTTTCTACCCAAAGCTGAAAGAGATCGTCAATCGGTTTGAGCTTGCAGGAAATAACCTGATCGAAGATATTGACCTTGGCGACACCCTGCAAACAGTCGTCACAGACGCTATGTACTCCAAAGGCATCATCAAGATCGGGCTGAACAGGTCGAAAGTTGAGTTTGGCGGAATCACCCACGACAGCGGACAGGCGTTCGCAGATCATGTGTCGCTGGACGACTGGTTCGAGGATATGACGGTTGATGATAACGAAAATGCACAGTTTGAGGGCAATTACTGGAATTTAACTATCGACGAAGCGATGATAATGTTTCCTGGAACTAAAAAGGAAGACTTCCAGAAGCGAGTCGATATTGCATCAAAAGAGGAAAAAGACCACGATTTAACTGAGGGCGGCCAAAACAGTGCCGACCATTGCGAGTTTAAACCTCTCGTTCGGATGGTTGACGTTTTCCTGAAAAAGCAAAACCGGATTATACAGGGTGTCTATTCTGGAGACGAAAAAGCACCCCTTGGTAAAATCCTGAAAGACTTCGAGTGGACCGGTCCAAAAAATGGCCCATACCGGAAACTTGGTTTTGGCAAGGTACAGGGAAATACCATGCCGTCCGCGCCAGCACAGCACTGGGTAGACCTTCACAGTCTGTCAAATAAGTTGTTTAGAAAGCTCGGCAGGCAGGCAGAAGCTGAAAAGACCATAACAGGCGTAAGACCCGGCGGCGATAAGGACGGCGATACGGCTATCAAGGCAAATGACGGCGATATGGTGAAGTTGGAAGATCCGCGTAATATCGCAGAAATTCATACAGGCGGCATAAGTGCGCAGAGTTTAGCCTTCGTAATGCTGATAAAGGACTTGTTTGGCTACTATGCAGGCAATCTTGATACTCTTGGTGGGCTTGGTCCGCAAGCAGATACGCTTGGTCAGGATCAGTTGTTGTCTGCGTCAGCCTCGATGCGGATCCAGAAGATGCAGGGGACTGTAACGACTTTCACAACCGCCGTCCTACAGGACTTGATGTGGTGGTTGTGGAATGACCCGAATCCAAAACAGAAGGATGTCGTCAAGACGGCTCCAGGTTACGAAAGCATATCAATAACCGTACCATTCAACCCTGATGACCGTGAAGGCGACTATTTACAGTACAATATCATCTTAG